AAGAATTTCTTCTATTACTAATGTTTTAATTTCTGGTGGAGGTGGAGGTGGATCATCAATCATTGTAAACGATAGTGGTTCTTTAGTTGGATCTGCTGGAACAATTGATTTTGGTGCAGGAATTTCGGTAACACCTGCATCTGCTGGTATAGTAACAGCAAATGTAACTTATTCTCCTGTTGCTGGATATTCTACTTCTTCTGGTGTTTCCACTTCAGCTACCACTGCAGGTTATGCAACTATAGCTGGTTATTCAACTTCTTCTGGTGTTTCCACTTCAGCTACCACTGCAGGTTATGCATCAACCGCAGGAATCTCTACAGTAGCTCAAGGACTCACAGGAACTCCAAATATTGCTGTAGGAGTAGTCACAGCAACTTCCTATACTGGTTCTGGAGTAAACCTCACAGGAGTTATTACTTCATTAGTTGCGGGAACAAATGTTACGATCACTCAAACTGCTGGCATTGCAACGATTAGTGCAACTGGTGGCGGTGGAGGAGGAAGTGGTGATTATGCGACTATTGCTGGATACTCAACAAGTTCAGGTATTGCAACTTATGCAACTTCAAGTGGAATTGCTACTAATGCTGGCATCTCCACAAGTGTCATAGGTGGTGTTGGCATCATTACACAACTTAGTGTTTCCGCAATCACAACAACAGTCAATCTTAATGTAACTGGCATTGGAACTTTCTTAACTGCTGGATTAAAAGTAAGAAACCCAGCAAACACTTTCCAATATAATATTACTTCAGGAGCTATTACTGCAGATAGAACTCTGAACCTACCTGTAATTACTGCTACTGATACTTTAGCAGTTCTTGGATTATCTCAGACTTTCACTGCAGTACAAGCATTTTCCAATACATTAACTGCATCTGCTACACTTGACTTAACTGGTAATACTACAGGAACCCATTTATTTGGTAGCAACCAGACATCAGGAACAATAACACTTGGAGGAGCTTCTGGTACTGGTACAATTACCTTTGGTCGTGCTACAACATCTCAGCAAACAGATATCCAAGCAGGTATTACTGCATCTGGAAACACCAAGACAATTAACTTGGGTACTAATGGTGCATCTGGTTCATTTACCAGAATCAGTGTTGGCCCAACTGCAGGGGTTGGCACAGTTATTATTAACTCTGGAACCAATCTGGGAATTGGTTCTACACTACCAACTTCAAACATTGATGTCGTTGGTAGTGGTAAGTTTACTGGTATAGTCACGGCTTCAAGATTCGATAGTGTAACTGCAGGCACACCAGTCATAGAATCGACAGATACGATAAGTATCAATACTCCAAGAGTTGCAATCAGTACTGACTTGACTGTTGGTGGTAATACAGGTATAGGAACTACTATCGCAACATCAAGACTTACGGTTTCTGGTGATGTGTTAGTTACTGGTGTTGTAACTGCTACAAGTTTCAGTGGTAATGCTTCTAGTGCAACTTACGCTACTAATGCTGGAGTTTCTACAACATCTGGATACGCAACTATTGCTGGTTATTCAACATCCTCTGGAGTATCTACAACCTCTGGATACGCAACTATTGCTGGTTACTCTACCTCCTCTGGAGTATCTACAACCTCTGATTATGCAACGATAGCTGGTTATTCAACATCCTCTGGAGTATCTACAACCTCTGGATACGCAACTATTGCTGGTTACTCTACCTCCTCTGGAGTATCTACGAGTGTTATAGGTGGTATTGCATCTGTTTCTCAATTAAGTGTTTCTGGTATCTCAACTCTTGGAGTTACAACAACCACTAACTTAACAGCACAACAACTGAATGTTTCTGGTGTTGTAACATCATCACAATTCTCTGGTTCTGGTACAAACTTAACTGGAATTGTAACTTCTATTGTTGCTGGAACTAATATTACAATTTCTGGTTCTACTGGAGAAGTAACAATTAACTCAACTGTTACTGGTGGCGCAACAGCCGCATCAATTGACTTATTAGAAGTAATGTTATTCTCATAAATACTTAAAAAAGTAATATAATGGCACTCGCAAAGGCAAATTTAGGATTCCCAGTTGTAGTTTCTGCAGGAACAACTGCAACGGTTTATAGTGTTGGTTCTGCAAAAACCGCTTATATTAGAAGTATTGTAGTTTGCAATACTTTTTCTGGAAGTATTAGTTCTACTATTGCACAAACAGTTCAAATCTATGCAGTCCCAAACAGTGGTGGTTCTGTTGGAGTTGCAACAGCAGGAAATAGAATTGGTAGAGTTTCTCTAACTGCTGATGATACTTTCTTTTATGACTTACAATATCCAATCACTTTGCAAAATACTGGAGATAGTATTCAAGTTTATAATGAAGGATCTTTTGCCTTTACACTTTCTGGAATTGCAACTGCAACTAATCCAGTGAATGTTATGGTATTAGGTGATAAGGAGGCATAAGAATATGTCTTTTAGAAGTATTAGATTTGGATTAAGAACTGTTCTTAGTGATTATCTTTTGAGTGGAAAGAGTAAGACACAACACTCACAGAATATTACAAGAGTTTCTGCATCTGGTGGAACTGTATTTACTCCAGGTAATGGATATAAGTATCATATTTTTACTGGACCTGGAACTTTTCTTGTAGGTAATGGCGGAATTATTGATTATGTTGTTGTTGGTGGAGGTGGAGGAAGTGGCGCCGGCTCACTGCCTTCTGGTTCTAGTGGTGGTGGAGGTGCTGGCGGATATAGGACTAATAACTCATTACCAATTTCTTCGGGATCTTATCAAATTACTGTTGGTAATGGAGGAGGTGGTGGAGCCATACCACAGGGGGCGGGTGGTGATGGAGGTCCTTCATCTATTTCTGGTCCACCAACATTTTCAACTATAACTGCAGCAGGCGGCGGCGGCGCAGGCCGCTCAGGTGGATCAGGCGGCGGTGGACTAGTACCTAATGGCAGCGGCGGTTTGGGAAATACTCCACCAACATCACCACCACAAGGAAATCCTGGTGGTACAACTACTGGAACTGCTAATTTTCCTGCAGGCGCCGGTGGAGGCGGCGCAGGTGCTAGTGGCGGCGGCGGATCAAGTTCATCACCAGGCAATGGAGGAGCCGGAGGTGATGGATTGCCAGCATTTCAAGGAGATACTGGAATTCCAACTTCTTATGGAACACCTGGACCAGCACCTGGAAGATGGTTTGCGGGCGGAGGAGGGGGAGGAAAAGTTAGTCCTTCTTTCGGTTCTGCTGGTACAGGAGGTGCTGGCGGTGGCGGAAACGGTGGGCTTGGTGGAGTTGGAGCTCCTGGTACTGTAAATACTGGAGGCGGCGGTGGCGGCGGCGGTAACAACCCTGGCGGCGGCGTAGGCGGTGTTTCTGGTGGATCAGGTATTGTAATTATCCGATACCTTGTATAGTGACAAATTAAAATTAATATAGTATAATTTTTTGATATCTAATATCATCAAATATGGCATTTCAGTCAATATGGTACTTCAGCGACTTGCCTAAAAAAATTATAGAAACAATCGAAGAAGATCTAACAAATAATTTTCAAGAAAAAATGGGAGACTCCAAACTTTTTGGAGATGCTCTTAATCGTGATAAAAGAAATTCAAAAAATGCTTGGGTTCCGACAACTCACTGGACTGCAGGACTTGTTTGGCATTATATTGAAAGAGCAAATCGTGAAAATTTCCTTTATGATATCAGAAATATTGATGGTGAAAATATGCAATTCACTCAATATAGTGCGGGTGAATTTTATAGTTGGCATAATGATGCTGGTATTTCCAATCATTATAAACCAGTTTCTGTGGGAAACTATCATGAAGGAAGAGCATCAGATTACTTAAACGAAAATCTTGAACTCGTAAGAAAACTTTCTTTTGTAGTTCAACTTTCAGATCCTGATGATTATGAAGGCGGAAATCTTCAACTTCTTGCAGAAGATGGTAAATCTTATTTTGCCCCAAGACAGAGAGGAACAGTCATTGTATTTGATTCACGAACCCAACATCGCGTTCTTAAAGTCACTAAAGGACTTCGTAAAAGTTTGGTAGGTTGGGTAGTTGGACCGAGGTGGAAATAATGTCAGAACAAATGACCGAAGAACAACTAGTCTTCCAGGAAAGACTTAATAGTGGAACTACAAAAACTAATAATTTGCAATTTGAAAAAGATGGATATCTTGTAATTAAAAATCTTTGGAATCCACAAGAACTCTATCGCCAAGTTCCTCAAGAAAGAGGCCAAATTACTTATTGGGGAAAACGATTAGATCAATTTGATTATTGTGAAGTAGAGCAACAAGTAGAAGGATCACTTGCATGTTATTGGCATCCACAATATCGTTCTATTCATTCAAGTATTCGTCTTAAATTGGAGAAAATAATAGGAAATAAACTTTATAATACTTACTATTATGATCGGTTTTATTTTCCAGCGCAGGCACTTACAAGACATGCAGATCGTGATGCCTGTGAGATCTCTGTGACGGTTCATATCAGCACCACTCTTAAAAAACAATGGCCAATTTGGATTAAAACTCCAGATACTTATACTGATGAAAAGAAAAAAAAAGTATTAGTAACAGGTGAAAATCGTTCAGTAATTTTAAATGCTGGCGATGGAATGGTTTATAAAGGATGTGAGAGACCTCATTGGCGAGATCCAATGTCTGGTAAGAAAAAATCCTGGTGGAATAAGAAAGAAGATTACTATCATCAAATCTTTTTTCATTATGTTCTTGCAGATGGAATAAGATCTCATTTTGCATTTGATGCCGCAAAGTGACCATAAATAACATAACGGTTCTAGTATAATAGATATTTTAAGAATGGAAAATAATATTAAAGAACCATATGACCATCAAATTGGATTGGGTATAGAGTACCCAACGGATCCAAATGCAAAAAGATTATATGCAGTTGGTTGTTATTCTGCAGAAGATTGGGAATATATTCATGAAGTTTTACTTAAAGACGGTACTTTAGAAGACAATATACCAAAAGAAAGTATTGAATGTGCAGATTTAAAAGGTCACAGCGCAACCAGGGCTGTTTACCTATTAACAGATCAAGAAGCAAATGAACTACTCAATCACCCAAGAGTAGAATATGTTCATGAAAATTATGAAAGTTATCCTTGTAAGTACAAACCAAATCCCGAAGAGGTACATGCAGGATATATAAAAAAAAATCGTTATAGTACGGCAACAAGACAATATAGAAACTGGAGTTCTCAACTACCAGCAAGTCCTGGAGCAACAGAATTAAACCGAAGTGGTTATCAACTTTTAAGATGTGTTGATAAAGCCGATCCATGGTATACGGGAATATCAACAGGATCAAATCAAGTATTAACAAATGTGGTTCCACAATATGGTGATGGAACTGATGTAGATGTTATTGTCGGAGATGAAGGATGTTGGTTCGGTCATGTAGAATTTCAAACTAATGCAACGGGAACTGGACCGAGAGATTATAAGGGAAGAAATGCCTTAGCAGTTGGATTTTCTACTTTGGCAACTTCAGCCGCAAATGGAACATGTGATCTTTTGGATCTTGTTTTGGATGCTCCATATTGGCTTGATCCCGCATGGTTTGAAGCTGTGCCAGCCTCTAGATTAACATTGCGTTGGGATGGAACTAGAGTTCCAGTTGAAAGTGTTGCTAGATCTTGGTGGTCAACCTCCTCCCAAAGATCTGTAGGGTTTTCTACAATAGGAACAGTCACCATAACATCCGCATATACAAGAGCCGCTTGTAATGGTTCTGCTTCCGCTAGACCAACCATTACTACAACTCATGGAACTCAGTGTACCGCAAACGCTGTTGGAAGGACTCAAGGTTGGGCATACAATGCAAATAAATGGTTTGTCAATGCATATGGAACTAACGGTACAGATTTTGAACCATATTTCACCATGATGAAATTGTTTCATCAAGCGAAAAGAATCAATCCAACATATGGAAATAAAAATCCAACAATAAGTAGTAATAGTTGGGGTTATAGAGATACAGCACATAGAACTAATGGGTGGTATTTTTATCGTGGTCAAGGCATAGGAACAAGTTATACTGCAAGTACATTACCAGGATTTATGAATTATGTTGGGGTTTATGGTGATTCCAACAGAATGAAAGGTGAACATCCCCCCAACTCTGTGTTGACAGCAGGTAAGGAAATGATTGATGCTGGAGTTATTTTTGTTGCAGCTGCAGGAAACTCCAACCAAAAACAAGTAAGTCAAACTCACCCAGACTTCAATAATTATTGGACCACTGTTGGAAGTGGAGCAACTCTAGGAGTATCCACTCATTCGGAGTTTGGTGTTACTGCTTATAACACAACAAATAGAAGAGGATACCCACAACAATTAGGAATGTATACTGATGGTGGAGGTAATCTAATTTATCCAGTTATCAATATCGGTGCTCTTGATGATGCATTTGATTCAAATGGTAAAGAAAGAAAAGTAACTTATAGTGATATGGGAAATGAAATTGATTGTTATGCACCTGCAGATGGAACTTTAAGCGCAACCAATCAAGTAAGCCAATCAAGACCTGATACTTATAGTATCTTATTA